CAATCCAAGGTCAAGCATGACAAGGCTGGCCAGGTATCGTTTCTGAATCCTGGCGCCCTCAAGGGCGCGGACCTGTTCCGCGAGAACCAATTCGAGTGGATGGAAAAGGTCCTACTCCCTCAACTGGCCAGCAAGGGCATCACGGATGAAAAAGGCATCCTCGATGCCATCGGCGGGATCTTCTCGAACCGCACCGCCGCGCAGCTCTTCTCCACCATGTACCAGCAGCGCGCGCAGATCCACAAGAACGAGAAACTGAACCGGGGTGCCGCCAACATCGACGAGCTGGACAAGCTCGGGCGCGACACGGCCAGCGGCAAGGAACTGGAGACCCTGGCCAAGGTGGCGGACTTGAAACTGGAGCTGGGCACCAAGATCCTGCCGCTCTATGCCTCCGGGCTGCAGATGGCTACCAATGCTGTCCAGTCGCTCACCGGCTTCATGGAGCGCAATCCGGCGACGGCCAAGGCCATGATCGTGGGATTGTCCGCCATCGCCGCCGTCATGGTGGTGATGGGGCCCCTGATGCTGGCCCTGGCCTCTGTCATCGGCCCCTATGCCATGCTGCACGTCCTGTTCGCCAAGATCGGCCTGCAGGGTAATTTGCTCATGCCGATCCTGCGCGGGATCGGTACCCTCTTCATGTGGCTGGGGCGGGTGTTCCTGATGAACCCCATTGGCCTGGCCGTGACCGCCATTGCCGCCGCTGCCTATCTGCTGTACCGGAATTGGGAGCCTATCGCGGGATTCTTCAGCAACCTGTGGCAGCAGGTGCGCGGCGCCTTCTCGGGCGGCCTGGCCGGGGTGGCCGCGCTGATCGTGAATTGGTCGCCGGCTGGCCTGTTCTATCAGGCCTTTGCCGGCGTACTGGGCTGGTTCGGCATCGAGCTGCCAGCCAAATTTACCGAGTTCGGCGCCATGATCCTGCGCGGCCTGGTCAATGGCATCACCAGCGGGCTCGGCGCCGTCAAGGATACCGTGCTGGGCGCGGGCGCCAGTGTCATTGGCTGGTTCAAGGAAAAACTCGACATCCATAGCCCGAGCCGTGTCTTTGCCGAGCTGGGCGACTACACCATGCAGGGCCTGGCGGTGGGATTGAATCGTGGCCAGGACGGGCCGCTGTCCACTGTCAGCAGCCTGGCCGGCAAGCTGGCCAGCGCCGGCGCGGCCGTGGCCATTGGTGCGGGCAGCATGCCGGCAATGGCCTTCGATAGCCGGCCGCCGATCAGCGCCGGCGGCGCGCAACCCGTCATCTACCAGGGCGACACCGTGCAGATCATCATCCAGCCCACGCCGGACATGGATGAGCAAGCCATCGCCCGCGCGGTGGCCGCCGAGCTGGACCGCCGCGACCGCATGAAGGCATCGCGCCAGCGCTCGAACCTCGCCGATTGGGATTAAGGAGGAAAATCATGATGATGGTCTTGGGAATGTTCGTCTTCAGCCTGCCCACGCTGGCCTATCAGGAGCTGCAGCGGCAGACGCAATGGAAGTTCGCGGCCAATTCGCGCGTGGGCCGGCGCGATGCGCTGCAGTACACCGGCAAGGGGGATGACGGCATTACCCTGTCGGGCTGGATTGCACCGGAGTTGACCGGTAGCGCGTTCTCGCTGGATGCCCTGCGTCTGATGGCCGACACCGGCAAGAGCTGGTTCCTGATCCAGGGAACCGGGCGCATCTATGGCTCCTATGTCATCGAGAGCATGGACGAGGGGCGCACCGTGCTGGATGGCGACGGCGACGCCAAGCGCATCGAATTCACCATCAAATTGAAGCGCACCGACGATAGCGTGCTGTCGTCGCTGGGCCTGGGCGACATCTCGGATCTGCGCAATATGGTCGACATCGATGGCATGACGAACAGTATCGCCGACAAGGCGCGTGATGTCGTTGGCAGCGCCATCGATGGCGTCAAGAGCACGGTCGGCGGCATCATGGGCAAGTTTGGCGGGGCCGGCCAATGACCACCACCGCACCCGCTTTCCGCATCGTCATCGAGGACAAGGACATCAGCCGCCCGGTCTCGGACAGGCTCATGAGCATCACCTTGCGCGAGTGCCGGGGCGACGAGGCGGATCAACTGGATATCGAACTGGACGACTCTGATGGCAAGCTGAAGATCCCGCCCAAGGGCGCCAAGCTGAATTTCGCGCTCGGCTGGCTGGGCTCGCCCCTGGTGGATAAGGGGGCGTTCGTGGTCTCTGAGGTCGAGCATACCGGCGCACCGGATCGGCTCACCATCCGCGCCCGGTCGGCCAGCATGATTGACGCGTTTCGCCAGCAGCGGGACCGCAGTTTTCACGAGACCACGCTCGGTGCCGTGGTGGATGCCATCGCCGCCGGCAATGGCCTGGCGTCCGGTATCTCGGCCAGTCTGCGCGGTATCGCCATCAAGCACTTGGACCAGACGCATGAGAGCGATTCCGCGCTGCTGCGCCGCCTGGGCAAGAAATATGATGCCGTGGCCACGGTGAAGAATGACACGCTGCTTTTCCTGCCAATCAACGAAAGCCGCACCGCCAGCGGCAAGCCCCTGCCGGCGATCAAGGTAGTGCGCGCGCTGGGGGACCAGCATCGATATCACAGCTCAGAGTCCGATGCCTACAGCGGCGTGCGCGCCTTCTGGATGGATGAGAAATACGGCCGGCGCCGCAGTGTCGTCGCTGGCCAGGCCGGCAACAGCAAGCGCTTGCGCACCACCTTTGCGAACGAGTCCGATGCACGCACAGCGGCGGCAGCGGAGTGGCAGCGCATTGAGCGCGGCCTGGCCACCTTCGAAATGCAGCTTGCGCTGGGCGATGCCAGCATCATGCCGCAATCGCCTGTAGTGGTATCAGGGTTCAAGGCAGACATCGACGCCACGGAATGGCTATCGAAGACCGTGACGCACTCCATCAGCGGGAGCGGTTTTACGACGCGCATCGAGTTCGAAACAAGATCCGAGGAAGCCGATACCGATCGGGAGCTGGATCACGATCCAGAGGAAGGCGTCACCGGCGTGAAAGCGGAGTGGCACGACAAAGCAAAGAAGAAAAACAGCAAGGGCACCGAGCTGGCAGGTAAGGCCGAAAATGCCAAGATACTGAAACGAACCTATGCCACGAAGCAAAGCGCCGCTCGTGCCGCGGCCCTGGAATGGGCGAAGATAAAGGAAGTCCGTGAGATCATCGTGGAGAACAACGCCGACTAGCATATCAAGATCCCCTCTAACCGGGGAAGGCGGCTCTATATGCTTACTTCCCTCCGGAGCGTCGCAGTAGATCAGGAAATCCCTGATGGCTAAGAATCCGGCTGCCAATAAAATTGAGCGTTCAATAGCATCAGAATTCCATCGCACCTATCTGCATCAGCGGAAATGTATGAGCACCAAATCGAACTTTTATCTTAGGGTGGCAACAGCATTTTTCCTGCTGTCTGTTTGCTGGTGGCTGCCTATTACCATACGGGCTGCTACGCAGGCTAGGGTGAGTATTTCGGCAATTGTGGTAACTACATGCAACATTACCGTGAACTTGGTGAATGGCATTCCGTCCGTACAAAACTCATGCAATGGATTGGCTAAAGGCTCGGCAGATGGTAGCGCGACGGTGAGCAGAGACAGTGAGAGCAAAACAGTAACGATTGTCTACTAGGGCGTCCACGGTTCCACCGGACACTCATATCCCTGATCACTGCGCACGCCTCCAATCGACTTGCTGCCCGTCCGTTCTAGAACTATTGCAATTCGTTCCAACTTGCGGCGCCCGATGAATCTGGTAAGCATTCACGCAGCATGCCGCCAGCAATTTTTAATGTACTTCCGACTGAGTAAGGCTTGCCGTCATACAGGCAGTGCCGATCTGGGACTGTCGAATTTTCGGCCGGCATCGGTACCTTATAAAGCAGCCAACCACAGACTATGCCAAGTATCGTAGCCAGTATCCACTGGCCCCGCGACACGCGCTGAAGGCGCTTGTAGCTTATGTCTTTCTCGCGGCATGCTTCGCAGCGATGCAATGTCGTGTTTGCAGCTTGAGTTTGCGATATCTCGGCAATTTCCGTCGCCGGTTGCGATCCCCTCTGAGCGCCTTGCTTGTTCTCTGCAATCCATCGCTCGACCTGGGCGACAACATCGTGGTATCTGTCGCGCGGCATGTCTCGCATGCGTTCGGCACCAAACTCCGTCAGGATGACGCGATACACATCGAGGGTGTCCTCTTGTGTGATAGCACAGAGATCGCGCACTAGCGCGCTTATCCGTTTGCGCTGCAGGTCTGTGAGCGTTTGCACCGGCACCTTGTCGCTCCCTACATTGAAATTGACCACGTTGTTTTGCCGCGGCGCCTCATGGAAGTTGCCTCCAATCAGTTGCGAAAGGTCACCCCGTACTTCTACTTTTTCTGACATTACAACCCTACCAATCACGTCAGGTGCGTTACTCCCAATTACGCACACTGGCACACAAAACGAGCGCAGCTCCCCTGCAGGCGCTCAGACACAAATTAGCGCAAGAGCGCTAATTTCTTTACTTCTTCTTTGTTATCTTCTTGCGCATGTCTGGCCCCTGCAGCGTTCCATGGAAATCACCATGGATTTGCTGGCCAATATCTCCGCCAACCGACACCTGCATCCTCTTGGTCTGGGGGAAATCAAGAAGCTTTTTTGCTTGTTCCATCGCCAACATGCGAATCATGTCGCTGACTGAAACTCCGTTTTCCGCCGCCATTGCTTCAACTTGCGCTTGTTCATCGGTGGTGAGCCGAATGTAGTGCTTGTTTCTGCGAATGGGGGCCAAGCTATTGACTAGTGCCATGACGCTCGCGAACCCTTCTTCACTGAGAAGCCGGGTTGCAGTCAGTAATTCGCTTTCCTGTTTTGAAAGCTGAGCTTCACTGGAAACTCCTGAGAGCAGATATTTCGTGTCGACTCCGGCCGCCTGAATTGCCATCAAATAATCAGCGTCAGGTACCCGCAGCCCACTCTCATAGTTCAGTTGGGTGTCTTTGGACACGCCACCCAGCTGTGCAAACTTCTCCTGACTCAAGGCTAAGCGCTTTCTCTCTTCTTTGAGGCGCGTTTTGAAATCCGACATAAATCCACTTTTTCGTTGACAGGTGGACTTTTGTCCACTACATTCACGTCATTGCTAAGTGACGTATACAAATATTAACCCATGAGCACACAAGACACCGCCCAAGCTGGTGCAGCGGACGCTAGCTCGCTGCCTGTAACGCTCCGCCTGACTGCCGAGGAAATGGAGAAGGCCCAAGTTCTCGCCAGGCAAGATCATCGCACGCGTGCCGCGTTCATCCGCGTGATGTTCCTGCGCGGAATGGCCGCCTACGAAAAAGAACTCCAATCCGCAACCGCCTGACTAGGGGAACTGCCATGTATCCAGATCCGAATCGCATTCGCCAGAATCGCCACATGGTCCGCCTGGACGCTTACGAACAGGCCATCGTTGAGGCCTTGGCCAACTACCAGGGCGAGCCGGTATCTACCGTCATCCGCCAGCTCGCCATGCGTAAAGCCGAAGAGCTTCTTCCTGCCAGCACCATTGGTAGCGTAAATGCCGTTGGTCGATAAGCCAAGGCATCAAAAAGCAACTTTTGAGCAGCTCAAAAATGCAGGCCAATGAAACCGTGACCCACAATGACGAAGATGCCCACCTTGAGGCGCTTCGCATGAGCCAGGGACTCGATACGATTGAGCAGACCATCGAATGGCTGGTCAAGACAACGATTCGAGAGAGCGTCAAGCGCATCACCGGGCGGGGCCGGGCGCTGTATGAGGTCAAGGGGAAAGATACACCATGCGAGTAATCAGCCTTCCGTGCCCGCACTGCCAAAGCCCGGTGCGAGCGGCCAAAAGTCGCACTATGTCGTCAATGATGAAAGAAATCACGTACCAGTGCCAGAACGTCGAATGCGGCCATACCTTCGTTGCCACGCTTGAGGTCTCGCGCACGGTATCGATGTCGGCCATGCCGAATCCAGAAGTGCGCATCCCGATTTCCTCGCGCGCATTCCTGGCCGCCAAGAACCAGATGTCGTTAGACCTCGCGACCGCCTAAGCGGTCGTCCAACTCCCGATAAATCAATGCCTGCCGTGCGCCATTTGGCGCACGCGGGATTCGCTCACCCTAAAAAATCATGGCCACGATTACCGATCAGCAAAAAGCCATCAACGCACTCACATTGACCCGGCTTCGCATGGACGAGGATCTGCAGGAATTCCGATGCGCGCAGCGCATGCTGTCGTACAAGGCAGTGCTCAATGACGGCCTGCGTTGGAATGTGATTTGGGAAGGTAAGAACGCCATTTCGCACCGCATCGCGGCTCGGCTGCAGCGCATCGATGGGCTGCTGGGGGAATGGTGATGCGCACCGTACTGGCTTATTGCATCACGGGCTTGCTGTTGCTGGCACCGGCTGTGCTGTCGGCGCTTGGCTTGGTGAAAGGTTGATCATGCGCTGCGCCCGTATCAAGGACCATGCGTCGTTCCGTCCTGTCACGGATCTGCTGCGCGAGCGCGCGGCACAAGCGCCTACGCCGCCAGGCGATGAGGCAGCGCTGGCCGAACTGGAGAAGGCCATGACGCTACTGCGCACCCGCAAGCGTCCCAATAACCAGCTCGGCGTCGCTTACTCCTGGGCTGCCACGAGCAAGCCTGTGCGCCGCCACATTCTGAGCCTGGCCGGCCTGTCCCCTGATCGCTGGGAATCGCCTATCCACTCATTCACCGAAGCCGAACGCCTGGCCATGCGCCATGCGGTGCTGCGCGCAATCTCGACCTATGAAAGAGCACTCAATGCAGT